GAGCAAGACCCAATTAAACACGAAGACACTATTTTAATTTCCGTAATGACTAAATACCACGAACGCAGTAAACGAGGAATAAAAAAATACGGAACTAACCTAGACCGAAAAGACGTTGATTTAATGGGGTGGCTTAACCACCTTCAAGAAGAATTGATGGATGCTACTCTTTATATTGAGAAACTTAAAAAAGAATTATGAAAACATCTATGCAAGAATTAAAAGATAAAATTCAACACGCAATAGAAGAATTAAATAGCGAGTTAAGTGAATATCAAGCAGGGTATAAACAATGCTTAATAAACATTCAAAATGATATTGATTTTCAAATGTTACAAATGGAGAAAGAGCAAATCATTGAGGCATATGAGAGCCTTGAACATAGACACGGAGAAAATTACTACAAACAAACCTATGAAAGCAAAACTCGAATTTAACTTACCCGACGAAGAAGCGGAATACTATTGCGCCACGAAAGGACAAGCTATGTTAAACGTTCTTTGGGAAATGCAAGCGGAACTCCGTAAGCTATGGAAATACGAAGAACTAAACGCAGACGAATACCAAATGGTTGAACGCATACGGGAAACGTTTTTTAATAGCCTACAAGAACACGAAATAAACTTAGATAAATGAAGTACGGAATAATCTTTTTAAGCGCGTTAATTATCGAAATATGTTCAACCTTTTACATTAGATACGTTTCGGAAGCAAACACGTTAGGAATGCTATTCTTTGCTTTTATAAGTCCGTTTCTAGGTTTACCTTTTGCAGGGTATATGGTTGACTCGGAAAATTGGAACGAACGAATTAAAATGGCTTTCTCGTTGGCCTTTGGATATGTAACGGGAGTAATAATAGTAATAAATTTAATTAAGTAATATGGAAACAAAAGTAAACACTGGCGCAATTTTTAAGAACGACAAAAAGACGAACGAAAAGCAACCCGATTACCGAGGAAAAGTAAACGTAAACGGAAAAGAAATGGAAATAGCACTTTGGCTTAAAGAATCTTCCAAAGGATTAAAATACTTTTCGTGTTCATTTAGCGAACCATACGTGAACGAATCCCCGAAACAAGTTCACACTCAAATAATAGAAAAAGACGATTTACCTTTTTAATATGTTTATAGACGATTACTCACTTCGAAGTTACTTGCGTAAGATTCTCGAAACAAAAACACGGAATCAAATAGTAACCGAAATAAAAGAACGAGGGCACAAAATGCACCAGTACAACTTAGATAGGTTCTTACTCGGTAAACCCGTAAGCCTTGAAACTGCAAAGAAGTTAGACGCGTTTGTTTATCGTTTTTACAATGGATTGCCACCCGAATAAGGTGGCTTTTTTTTATGTTTTGTTGTGATTAAAAATTAATCATTATATTTGACAACAAACTAAGCATATGGAATGGCTTAAAGACGTGGCAAAAGACCACAAAGAATGGGTAAAATTAGTTAAAAGTTTCGGCGAAGATTTATACGCTGAAGACCTTGTACAAGAATGTTACTTAAGATTATACAAATACACGAAACCCGAAAACGTAATAACAAATGGTCAAATCAATAAAGGATTTATGTACTTCACTCTTCGTAATATGTACCTTTATGCTATTCGTAATAAAGGAAAATTTGAAGGGTTTGATATTGAGGCGATACAAATAAAAGACGAACCGAGCCAATTAGATAAACACGAAGCCTACTTAAAGATATTGGGTAAGATAGAAAACGAAGTAGACTCGTGGCATTGGTATGACCAAAAGTTATTCGAATTATACCGAGACACAGATTTAAGTATAAGAGATATTGCAGCCGAAACGAAAATAAGTTCGAGTTCTATTTTCAACACCTTAAAGAACTGCAAACAAAAAATAAGAATAGCCGTTGGAGAAGATTACACGGACTACAAAAACGAGGATTTTGAATTAATTAAATAAATAAGTTATGGGAAGACCAAGAAAAAAACAAGCAGAAGGATTAGGCGACACCGTAGAAAACATTTTAGAAGTTACAGGAATAGCAAAGGTTGCTAAATGGGTAATGGGCGAAGATTGCGGGTGCGAAGAACGCAAAGCAAAACTTAACGAACTTTGGCGCTATAAAAAACCCGAATGCCTAACGGAAGACGAATACGCATACTTAGACACGTTTTACAATCGTGGAAGAAGTAGCGTAAGTCCAAGTGAACAACGGGAACTATTAAAGATTTACAATCGGGTTTTACACGAACGAGTACAACCAACTTCGTGCGGTTCTTGCTTACGCGAAATCGTAAACAAACTTAATCAACTTTACGCAGTATATAAAGCCGAACAAGATGGAAGTATTGAAGGTTAAGATATCGGAAATTAAACCGAACCCGAAGAATCCGAGGTTAATTAAAGACGAAAAGTTTAAGAAATTAGTCAAATCAATTAAGGATTTTCCGCAAATGTTAGAACTCCGTCCGATAGTAGTAGATGAGAATAACATTATTTTGGGCGGAAATATGCGTTTTAAGGCACTTAAAGAAGCAGGATACACCGAAGTTTCGATAGTTAGAGCAAAAGACCTTACAAACGAACAAAAAGACGAATTTATTGTAAAGGATAACGTAGGTTTTGGAGAGTGGGATTGGGATACTTTAGCAAACGAATGGGAAGTAGATAAACTCGAAGAATGGGGTTTAGATTTACCCGTTGATTTAATCGTTCAGGAAGAACTCGAAGCCGAAGAAGACAACTACGAAATACCTAACGAAATAAACACGGACATAGTATTAGGAGACTTATTCGAAATAGGAGAACACCGTTTACTTTGTGGGGATAGTACGGATAGCGACCAAGTGGCAAAGCTAATGAACGGACAAAAGGCGGATATGGTATTTACCGACCCACCGTATAGAGTTTCTTTTCAAGGACAAAGAATAAGTAACACAACAAAAGATGGTGTTGTTATTCACGGACATAAAGGCGCAAATACTAAACACGATGAAATAGAAAACGATTCATTAAGTGAAGATGATTTCAAAAATTTTATGGCTGAAGTTTTAAGCAATTTATTTTTATTTAATAAAGGAGCTTGGTATATATGTTTTGCTTATTCGGAATTACATTTATTATTAAATAGTTTAATTGATTCAGGCCATAAATGGAAAAATATCATTATATGGATGAAAAATCAAGCAGCACTTTCAAATATGGATTATAAAAGCAGGTATGAACCAATAATTTATGGACAAAAAGGAGGTAATTTTTATGGCGAACGATATAAACAAGAAGATATTTGGCAGTTTCAAAGAACATTAAAAAATGATTTACACCCAACTATGAAGCCAATTCCATTAATTGAAAATGCGTTAAACAATTCAAGTAAAGAAGGTATGAGGGTATTGGATTTATTCTTGGGTTCAGGTTCAACAATGGTTGCAGCACACCAACTTAAACGCAAATGTTACGGAATGGAATTAGACCCGAAGTATTGCCAAGTTATTATAGACCGAATGAAAAAACTTGACCCAAGTTTAGTTATTAAGCGTAATGGAGTTGAATTAAAATAACAGAACAAAAACAGAATGAGCAAAGAAGATTTAATACCATTTAAGAAAGGCGAAAGCGGAAACCCCGCAGGAAGACCAAAGGGGAGTAAGAACCGAAGTACAATCGCGAGACGTTGGTTAGAAGTTAATCAGTCATTAAAGAATCCAATTACAGGCGAGAACGAAACGATGTCGCAAGAAGACTTAATGACCTTGGCGCTAATTAAAAAAGCGCGTGAAGGAGACGTAAACGCATACAAAGCATTAATGGATAGCGGTTATGGCGCACCCGTTCAGCAAATCGAACAAACAAATATCGAAATTCCTTTATTCCCCGATGTTCAAGAGGACAACAGCAACGAATAAGGTACTCGGACTAAAAAACCGCGTTAAGATTATTCAGGGCGGTACTTCGGCTTCTAAAACTTATTCAATTTTAGCGGTGCTAATTAACAAGGCGCTATTAATACACGGAATTGAAATAAGCGTAGTTGCGGAAACTATACCCCATTTAAGACGTGGCGCGTTAAAGGACTTCTTAAAGATAATGAAATGGACGGGCAGATTCTTTGAGGATAGGTTTAACAAGTCGCTACTCCGTTATGAGTTCGCAAATGGAAGCGTTATCGAATTCTTTTCCGCAGACGATTCGAGTAAACTTCGTGGAGCGCGAAGGGATATACTTTACATAAACGAATGTAATAACGTAACGTTTGACGCTTATAACGAGTTGGCTATACGAACACGAAAGGAAGTTTATTTAGATTTCAACCCTGCTAACGAATTTTGGGTGCATACCGAACTAAAAGACGAACCCGACTCGGACTTCTTAATTCTTACCTATAAAGATAACGAAGCGTTAGACCAAAGTATAGTAGAACAAATCGAAAAGAACCGAGACAAAGCAAAGACCTCAAGTTATTGGGCTAACTGGTGGAAGGTTTATGGCGAGGGACAACTCGGAATGTTAGAAGGGGTTGTTTTTAGTAATTGGAAAACTATTGACACAATACCAAAAGAAGCAAGGTTATTAGGTATAGGACTTGACTTCGGATATACGAACGACCCGACCGCAGTTATAGAAATTTACGCATACAATAACCAACGAATAGTAAACCAAATTGTTTACCAAAATGGATTAGTAAATAGTGAAATAGCGAAGCGCCTACCAAAAAACGTAATAGTATATGCGGATTCTTCCGAACCTAAAAGTATTGAAGAAATAAGACGATTAGGAATAACGATTAAAGGAGTAACCAAGGGTAAGGATTCAATTAACTACGGAATAGACGTAATGCAGCGCCAAGACTATTTAGTAACTAATCAAAGCGTGGATTTAATCAAAGAACTTCGTTCGTATATTTGGGACACAGATAAGACGGGAAGAAGATTAAACAAGCCTATCGACTTTAATAACCACGCAATAGACGCGCTACGTTACCACGAAATGGAAACTTTGGGAATAGGCGCAACATACGGAAGCTATGCAATACGATAAAACTAACGATATGCAAGTAATGATTACCCGTGTGGAATCTTACATTCAGGAACGCACTGGCAAACGCGTTCGAATAGTGTTTAATAATATGGCACGTTTTACCGCTCACTTTGATATGCTAATTAAGGCGCACGAACACGTTATGAATTACAAAAACACGAATAAATAGTTTAATAAATATGAAGTTAGAAATAACCGTCCCAAGTTCAATTAGCGAAATTCCTTTAGTGAACTATCAAAAGTTCCTGAAGTTGCAGCAATCTTCCAACGACGAGGAATTTATCGCGCAGAAAATGATTGAGATATTTTGCGGTATAGAACTAAAGGACGTTGTTAAAATGAAACTAACAAGCGTTAACGACTTAATTGTTCACTTTCGTAATATATTCGCGGAAAAGCCAAAGTTTAAGCCTACCTTCAAAATTAAAGACCTTGAGTTTGGATTTATTACCGACCTTGAAAATATAAGTTTTGGCGAATACGTGGACTTAGATAACTACTTAGCGAAGTGGGACGATTTCCACAAAGCTATGGCGGTAATGTATAGGCCAATTAAAATTAAAAACGGAGAAAAATACGAAATAATAGAATACACTGGCGCAGGGGAATACAGCGAGTTAATGAAGTTCGCGCCTATGGACGTAGCTATATCCGCTTCGGTTTTTTTTTGGACTTTAGGAAGCGAGTTATTAAGCGCTACCCTAAACTATTTAGAGACGGAGTTGAAGAAGATGAACGCGACCGAACAAGCGACTTTAGCGCAAGAACTCAATTCGGTAAAAAGTGGGGTTGGTATAGTTCAATCTATGGACTCGCTAAGGGAGATGTTACAAGATACGACGAAGTTACTAAATACGGATTATATAAGTGTCTTACCTATCTTACATTCGAAGCCGAAAAAAACGAAATTGAATTAATGGAAATTAAAAAGCATAACAAATGAACGGTTACTACTCCTTACTAAACGAACTTAACACCCACTTTACTTCCGACCCGTTGGTTAATACTATTACTCAGGGTTCAATTTTTAACGTAGATTTAGGTAAACAAAATTTATTCCCGTTGGTTCACATTATGGTAAACCAAGTTACGTTTAATGATAACGTAATGACTGCGAACGTAACATTAATGGCAATGGATAACGTAAGCCAGCGTAAAGAAGAACCAACCACAAAGTTCGAAACTTCGGACAACGAAATAGACGTACTTAACACCCAATTAGCAATTCTTAACCGAGCGTTTGAAATGCTTAAACACGGAAATATATGGGACAACCTTTACCAATTAAATGGTGCGCCTACTTGCGAACCTTTTATAGAACGCTTTGAAAACTACTTAGCAGGTTGGGCAATGACTTTCGACGTTGACTTCCCTAATGATATGACACGTTGTTAATGGACAAGGAACTACAACTTAAAGCACTCGAGGAATTTCGCGATTATGTAATAGCTAAAGCGAAAAGTAACCTACGCAGTAAAAACGCTTCGGGTAAACTCAAACAATCGTTAGGCGCTGAAATTAAGGTTATGCCGAATTCAATTCGTTTTTTCTTTGAAATGGAAGAATACGGATTCTACCAAGACCAAGGGGTTCGAGGGGTACGAAGCGGAAGAAGTTTAAGCGGGTTTAAGTTCGGCTCAGGAACGGGAAAAAAAGGCGGTTTAACGGAAGGTATTAAAAAGTGGGTTAAGCAAAGACGAATTCAATTCCGAGATAAAAAAGGAAGGTTCATAAGTTCTAACGCTACGGCAATGATTATAACACGTTCGATATGGCAAAAGGGTATTAAGCCTTCGATGTTTTTTACTAAGCCGTTTAAGTACGCATTTAAGAATTTACCTAACGAATTAATAGACGCTTACGGACTTGAAGCACAAGAAACTTTTGATACAATAATGAAAGAAAATTTTAAGAACTATGGCAACTAACATTTACGCACGTTCCCCATTTATTATAGAAGTTAACGAAGTAGGACAAAGCGGAAGTAAAATCGAACTTTACATTTATCCGAATGGAACAACCCCGCCAACTTCGCCAACTTACACACTACAAAAGTTAATCCCTGCTAGTAACAATACACAAACGCTTTATAACGTTTCTCCGTATTTATTGGAAGCAATTAACCACAATAATTTTGTAAACAATTACGCAACGGATAACGCTTTATTAGGAGTAGAACAATATACAATGGTTCAAATTAAACGCTACAAACTTGCATTAAGTACGTACGTTTTGTTAGATACGTTTACTTACCGAGCGTTTGACGGTTACGGATATTATTCGGAAGGAATGAACCCAATGCAGTTGGAATTTTACCACCTTAACGAACAAAATTATTTTTATTGGGCGGACGCGAATAACAACCCTTCGGTTAATCCACTTGAACGCGCAGGAACTTTTACGGCTTATTTACCAACGGGTTACACGGTTGAATACGAGCAATTACAAACGGGTTTAACGCATTCTTATACGATTGCTTCGGATAACGTTTATAATCTTTACCGAGTAAGACCCGCGTATTATTTAACGGGTAATATCTTACGAATTAAATTAGGCGCTGCTATTCTTTGGGAATCTACTTTTTATCCTATCGAAGAATGTTTGTACACTCCCGTAGTTATCGACTTCATAAACAAGTACGGCGCGTGGCAACGTGAATTTATGTTTAAGGCTTCCTACGAAAGTTTAGCGACAACGGCAACCGAGTTTAACTTAATGCAAGAATTCTCAAGTCCGTTCGCCAGTTACAACACGAACCTAAACCAACGACAAACTTTTAACACAAACGGGTTAATATCTTACCGAACTAACACGGGTTGGGTTGACGAATCTTTTAACTCAAACATTCAGCAATTACTTTTAAGCGAACGAATTTTATTAGACGGGCAACCAGTTAAAATGAAAACAAAGGAATTCGAAAAACAAAAGAACATAAACAACAAAAAAATAAATTACGTTCTTGAGTTCGAAAGTTCAACCGACTTAATTAATAACGTTATCTAATGAAAAGACAAGTTCGAATTTTTGTTGAGGGAAGGGAGTTAGATTTATTCAACGATGAAACAATCGAGGTAAATTCGACCATTCAAAACATACAAGATATTTCCAAAACGTTTACTGACTTTTCGCAGTCGTTTACAATACCAACGAGCGCACGTAATAACGCGGTATGGGAGTACTTCTACGAAAACGCGGTTAATAGTTCAATCAACTATCAAGAACGCTTAGACGGGTACATTGAGATAGATATGACATTTTTCCGTAGGGGTAAAATCCAAATGGAAAAGTCGCAACTAAAAAACGGACAACCAAATTCCTACACGATTACTTTTTACGGGGATGTTACAACGCTTAAAGACTTGGTAGGCGAAGACCTATTAAGCGACTTAGATTACTCAACAGTAAACCACGATTACACGTTTACGGAAGTGTTTAATCGAATAAGAACTACAACGGTTGATTACGACGTTTCTTACCCGTTAATTACTTCTAATCGAATTTGGGAATACCTATCTACCGCACCCGTGGCAAACGTGCCGAATTGGTTAGTTCCGTTTTTAGGTTCAAATTCAAACGATATTCACACAAACGCAGGCGCGATAAATTACCGCGAGTTATTTCCTGCATTACGGGTAAAATCAATTTTTGATATTATCGGTTTACAATACGGAGTAACTTTTAACGGCGCATTTTTAACCGACCCGAAATTTACGCAAGCTTATATTTGGTATAAAAATAAAAACGATTTCGAGTTTAGTGGACAACCTCAACAACTTGACTTAGATACTATCATAAGTTCTTATATTCCAACTTACCCGCTTAATCTTTACGTTGACACGTCGTTAAACCAAATTACAACCCCGTTTTTTAACGGCGCTACGTGGATGAACCACGTAATAACGTTGGACGTTACTTCGGTAAGTTCGCCTACCACAACTTATTGGATTGATACGTATAGAAACGGCGCTTTGTTTTCTACAACCCAAGGAACTGGAACGGCTACTTACGGACTTGCTAATGTTACAAATGTTCAGGGGTTAAACGATGTTTGGGAGTTTTATATTCGCTCTAATTTTCCGTTAACGTTTGATTCCGAAATTCAATACGAAGTTACTTACATTACTTCAGTGAATCCGATTCCTACAACGGAGTACATTCGATATTCAAACATAACATTAAACCTTTCGGCTTTTACCGACTTAGCGCAATTAGCGCCACAAATGAAAGTACAAGATTTTATTTCGGGAATCTTAAAGCAATTTAACTTAACGTGTTATGGTAGTGGGGTTAACGAATACACGATTATTCCTTTGGACGATTGGTATGCTACGGGCGCAATTATAGATATTACCGAGTTCACGGATAAAACCGAAATAGGAATAGACCGCGTAAAACTTTACAAAAAAATAGGATTCGCGTTTGAGCAATCCAACTCTTTAATGAATAAAGCCTACTTCGAGCAAGGGTTAAAGGAATACGGAAACACGGAATATCAATACCCTTATGACGGGGGAGAATTTACAATTAAAGTTCCTTTCGAAAATTTACTATTTAATCAATTCTTTGATTCAGGAACCCCAACGGGTTTACAAGTCGGTTATTCGTTAGACCAAGCCTACGCGCCTTACATACCGAAGCCGTGTTTACTTTACAAATACGGAAGCGTTAATATAGCAGACCACGTACACTTTACGGACGGAATTAGTTTGTATCAAACAAATGATTATATGATGTTCGGACAAGATTTAACGGACAACGGAATAAACTACTCCACTAACTTTGCGCCCGAAACTTCGTCTTATTGGTTAACTCCGATTCAACAAAGCATATTCGCTACGTATTATTTTCCGTACTTAACTAACTTATTTAACCCTAAGAATAGACTAACAACCGTTAAGACAAATTTACCCGTTGGTATTCTAACTAATTTAAGGTTGAACGACCGACTTATAATTAGGGACAAGCGTTATTTAATTAACGAAATGAAAACGAATTTAGTAACTGGGGAAAGTACATTCCAATTACTTAACGACTTTATGCCCGTTTTCCCTATTCGTGTTATTCAAACTGGCGAAGCGCAAGAAGACGTAACCGTTCCAATTACGCTACCAAATTTCGCAACCCTAGTTAACTTTACTTCGCCAAATACGGGTGTAATTTTAACCCCGACTTCCATAAGCGCTTCACAAACGTTAAGAATAAGTTTACCTGATATAATCGGGGATATAGACCGAGCAACGCAAGACGGAAATTTAAGAATAACCGAAGCGGGTGTACAATTAGAAACGGAAGGCAGAAACGATGTTATAACGGTTGATTGCGAATATATATACCAAGATGGAACAACACAAACAAGTCAAATCGTAATTTTAAGAATATGATAAACCAAATAGTACAACTTTTGCAGGTAGCGGAATTCGTAGGCGAACACGAATATATTGAGATAGCAAAAGGTAAATACAAACTACACGACAAATTAAAGCCCGCGTACAAACAAATGGTTCGGGAGTTATTAATAAAGAAACTAGAAAAAAATGGCGGAAAAACGAACGATTGAACTTGAAGTAAAAAGCGATGTTAAACCATTAAAAGCGCAGTTAAAAGAAGCGGTTTCGGAATTACAAAAAATGGTTTCGCTTTATGGCGAGCAATCCGAACAAGCGGTAATAGCAGCAAAACGAGCGGCAGAACTTAAAGACCAAATAGAAGATACTAACGACTTATTAAAAACATACAAAGGCGAGGGAACGTTTTTGGCTATGGGTAAGGCTATGTCTTCCGTTGCTTCGGGTTTTAGTGCGGTTCAGGGCGGTTTAGGCTTAATTGGTGTTGAATCCGAAGCCGTTGAAGAAACTATGCTAAAGGTACAAAGCGCAATGGCTTTGGCTCAGGGATTGGAAGGATTAGAAGACGCGGGAAGAGCGTTTAGCACGTTAGGTACAAAAATAAAAGACGTTGTTTTAGGCTTATTCAAAAAGAATGCCGTAACGGCAGCGGGTGCGGCGGTTGATAAAGCGAACGTAGTTACAACGGGCGCTCAAGCGGTTGCTTCAACGGGGTTAGCCACGGCTCAAACGGGAGTAGCAGTTTCCACGGGAGTAGCGAGCAACGCGATGAAATTATTTAGGATTGCTTTAATTGCTACGGGTATCGGTGCAATAGTTGTCGCGGTTGGTTTACTTATTGCCAACTTTGATAAAGTAACTCAAGCGGTAATGTGGGCGCGTGAAAAGTTTGAAAAATTAGGCACTGGAGTTAAGATTTTAATTTCGATAATGTTTCCGTTTATTGGTATTATTTACGGAACTATTAAAGCGCTAGAAGCTATGGGGTTGGTTGACGATGTTAACACGGCCAAAATGAAAAAGAACGCTCAAGACCACACGGAAGCGGTTATAAAGTCCGCGGACAAACGAGCAAAGGCAATTAAAAAAGAACAAAGCCAAAACGATGCAAAGGCACAACGCGAAATAGATTTAGCAAAGGCTTCAGGAAAAGCGACCTACGAAATGGAATTAGCTAAGGCCAAAGCGCATTTAGCAAGTGGACGTGTTTATTTAGAAGTTCAAAAATCCAAAATGAAGGCTATTAAGGCCGAAATGGATTTACTATTAGCAACCGAAGACCAAGATTCCGATAGGTACAAAGAGTTAAAGAAACGAGCGGAAGGAGTTAGAAAAATAATGGACGAAACCTACAAAGACAACGTAGACACAAACCATTCAATTCAAATAATGCAAGCCGAACACAACAAAGAAATGGCCGACAAAGCCAAAGAAGCAGGGAATAAGGCAAAGCAAAACGCAGAACAAAACCGAAAGGCTTACATAGACAACTTAAAGAAACAATACGACGACCAAAGCAAATTAGAAGAAGAAGCCGAAAACCAAAAACTCGCGTTAATGGCGGACGGAATAGAAAAAGAAAAAGCATTACGTCAAGACGCTTACAACGACTACCGAGATAACTTCTTAAAAGAACGAATAGCAGATGAACAAGAAGCACTAAACAAACAATACGAGTCGGGCAAAATAAGTCGCGAAGAATATAACAAACAACTCGAAGCATTAAGGGTAAACGCGGAATCTAAACTAACCGAACAAGAACGACAAATACTTGTAAACGCTAAAGACGTTTTGAATAAAGACTTGTTAGCAATAGACGAAAAATACCAAGCAGAAAAATTAAAGGAAGCCAAAGAAGCGGACGAAAAATTAAAAGAAGAAGAAAAGAAACGACAAGAAGATTTCTTAAAAGATGTTAAAAACTTAAAAGACCTAAATTACCAAGAAACTTTAAGCGAACAAGCGCGCGAACTTTATTTACTCGACGAGAAATATAAGGAAATGCAGAAAATGGCGAAAGGTAACGCAGACGCAGAAAAAACAATAACCGAAGCCAAAAACCGCGAAGTAGAAGAAATCAATAAGAAATATACGGACGCAGAAAAAGCACGTAAAGAAGAAGCAATTAAACGCGACGCGGATTTAGCAAAACAAGGGTTAACCTTAATTTCCGACCTTACGGAAATGTTTGGTAAGAAGGGAGAAAAACAAGCCAAAAAAGCATTCCAAGTTAAAAAGGCGGCAAGTATAGCCACCGCATTAATTGACACATTTTTAAGTGCGCGTTCGGCTTACTTTTCGCAGTTTACACCCGTTCCCGACCCAACTTCGCCCGTTCGTGGTGGTATTGCCGCAGGGATAGCCGTAGCAAGTGGATTGGCAGGAGTTGCTAAAATTGCTTCGCAAAAATTCGAGGGTGGTGGTTCTTCTACGGGTGGTGGTGGCGCTTCCGAAGGTGGTGGCGGTGGTATGTCGGGCGGAACTCAAGCGCCTTCCTTTAATGTCGTAGGTAATAACGGACTTAACCAACTTTCGCAACTTCAACAACAACCTACTCAAGCATACGTAGTTAGTGGACAAGTAACAACTGCGCAAAGTTTAGATAGAAACCGAATACAAAACGCAACACTTTAACCAAAATTAAATTATTTAGATATGAGAATCATTGAATTAATCATAGACGAAAACGATGAACAAAGCGGAATAGACGCGGTAAGCGTTGTGCATTCCCCTGCAATCGAAGAAAACTTTGTAGCCTTAAATAAACACGAAATCGAACTTAAAGAAGTTGACACCGAGAAAAGGATTCTTATGGGTGCGGCTTTAGTTCCAAACAAACAAATTTACCGACGCAACGCAAAGAACGAAGAATACTATATTTATTTCTCCGAGGACACTATTCGAAAAGCAAGTGAATTGTTTTTAATGCGCTCGAACCAAAACAATGCTACTTACGAACACGAAAAAAAGTTAAAGGGTTTAAGCGTGGTTGAGTCGTGGATAATCGAAGACGAAAAAAAGGACAAGTCGAACCTTTACGGATTCAGTTTACCTAAAGGTACTTGGATGATTTCGATGAAAGTAAACAACGAAGAAGTGTGGAACGATGTTAAAGAAGGCAAAGTAAAAGGCTTTTCAATAGAAGGTTACTTCGCTGATAAATTCGAAATGAGTTCGGAAGAACAGGAAGCAACCGAGGTAATAATGGAACTTAAAAATTTATTAGGTATCAATGGCTAAACAAGTTGCAACTTCTAACCACGTTCAAAAGCCGAAAGTAAAGCGTCCTAACGTACACGCAAAATCAAAAACAAGCCAACTTAAAACGTCAAAGAATTATAAAAAACTAAATCGCGGACAAGGATGAAAGCAAGAAGACAAGAAATAAGAAATAGTCCGCGTGGTGGTAAGCGTGGGTGCTTATGCAAAGACAACACCTATAACTCAAAGTGTTGTACGGGCGAACTACAAAACCAAGGAATCGGAAGCGACGTAACGCCACCGAATCCCGTTCCACCACCCCCGTTATGGTATCCGAAGCCGTAACAAAATGCAACAAAACTTTTAACCTTTAATTATATAGATATGAAAACAATTTTAGACAAAATCAACAAGGCTTACGAAATCGAAGCCACAAAAACGGAGTTAGGTACACACCAAGTACATTTAGCGTTATTAGATGAATTAAAAGTTTATGCTAAAAATGGCGCAAAAGACGCGGTGGATTACAAGAAAAGAAAAGACGCTATTTTGAAAAATGTTGCAGCATTACAAGAAGTTGTAAAAATTGTTGCTTTGAACAAAGATTACGGAAAAAAAGCATTATCAACAGCGCAAAAATATAAAGCGCAAATGGATAAACTTTCCAAAGAACTTGGAATCAATTTAGTTGGAAGCGAACCCGATAAATTACTAAGCGATTTATTTATGTACGCACAAGATATTCAAGGGGATATTGACGACGCGTTAAATGCAGTAAGAACACTTAAAGTATAAAAAAATGAAAAATAGCACACTATTAGAAAAAATCAAAGCGTTGTTATCTAACGAAATTAAGTTAGAACAAATGTTAATGGGAGACGGAGTAACCAAAATCGAAGCGGATTCGTTCGAAGCAGGAAAAGAAGTTTTTGTCGTAACTGAAGACGAACAAAAGATAGCCGTTCCCGTTGGAGAATACGAATTAGAAGACGGACGTATTTTAGTTATTGTAGAAGAAGGTATTATTTCCGAGGTTAAAGAAAAGGAAGAGGAAGTAGAAAAAGTTGAGGAAGAAGTAAAAGAGGAAACTACCGAGCCGATGCCCGAAGAAGAAATGAGCGCGCCCGTATCTACTCCAAAGAAAACAATCGAATCCATAGTTAAAGAAACATTCTTTAGCGAAATGGAAAAACTTAAAGAAGAAAATGAAGCGTTAAAAGTTGAGTTAGCTAAACTTTCAAAAGTTGCTGAAGTCGTAGAAGAAAAGACCGAACTTTTTGAAACACCTGAGCCAATTTCTTTTAACCCTGAAAACGAAGCTAAAACCGAGTTTACTAAAATCGGTAAAAAAGCACCACGCGGAATTATGGATTCCGTATTAAACAAAATGTATAAATAATTAAATTAAAAAAAAATGCCAAATCCAACTATTACTACTTCGTACGCAGGCCAGTGGGCAGGTAAGTACGTATCTGCGGCTTTATTAAGCGCACCAACTATCGAGGGTGGCGGGGTAACCGTTATGCCTAACGTAAAATACAAGGCCGTTATTCAACGACTTGAGACAACTGACTTTTTGAAGGACGCTTCTTGCGACTTTACCCCAGTTGGAACCGTTGACTTAACCGAGCGTGTATTACAAGTAAAAGACCTTCAAGTGAATATGACTTTTTGTAAGTCCGAGTTTCACTCAACTTGGCAATCAATCGAAATGGGTTATTCTTCTTTCGATACTTTGCCAAAATCTTTTTCGGATTATTTAATAGCTTATGCCGCTGAAAAAGTTGCAGCCGCTAACGAGATTTCAATTTGGCAAGGTTCTTCTTCCGTTTCAGGTCAATTTGACGGGTTATTTACAACGGCTCAAGCAGACCCTAACTTACCAATCGCACAAAATATCGCGGGTGGTACAATTAACGCGGGTAACGTTATTCAAGCATTACAATCAGTTTACAACGCAATTCCTGCTACACTTTACGGAAAGCCAGACCTTAAAATTTACGTTTCTCAAGACGTTATTAAAGCATACGTTGCTGCGTTAGGTGGATTCTCCGTTTTGGCTACGTCTAATTCGGGTGTTAACGCTCAGGGTACAATGTGGTATAACAACGGCGCGGTAACTTTCAACGGTCTTCCTTTGTTTATGGCGAATGGTTTACCTTCTTCTTCAATGATGGCTACAACTACTTCTAACCTTTACTTCGGTTGTTCTTTATTGAGCGACACGCAAGAAGTTAGAGTAATTGATACATCTGCAACTTTAGGAGATGACAACGTTCGTGTAGTTATGCGAATGGCTGCGGGTACTCAGTACGGAGTTATTGAAGATATCGTAATTTACGGATAATCAACCTAACCAAAAATATAACGGGGTGGTGGATAAAACTACCACCCTTTTTTTTAACATTAAAAAACTAAAATAAAATGAGTTGCGATATTTCACACGGTAGATTAGAACCTTGTAAAGACGTAGTAGGTGGATTAAAAAACCTTTACGTACTTAATTACGGACTTTACGACGAAACCGACATTACTTACGATACAGCGCCAGGATTAGAAGACGTTATTAACGCGATTTCTTTACCCGCTTTAAGTTCAATTTACAAATTCGAACTTAAGGGTACAAACTCCTTCGAAACAACTATTACAAGTTCACGTGAAAACGGAACTACGTTCTTCGAGCAAGTATTAAGCGTTCAATTAAAAAAACAAGACGCGATTACGCACAAACAAGTTAAATTATTATCTTACGGACGACCTAACATTATTGTAGAGACAAACGCGGGACAATACTTTATAGCGGGATTATTCCGAGGAATGGACGTAACGGCGGGTACTATATCGAATGGTACTGCCTTGGGTGATATGAATGGTTACGGATTGACTTTCACGGGCCAAGAGGCCACGCCTGCCAATTTCTTGGATTGCGCAACCGAAGCGCAATTAGTTGCTTTATTGAACAACCCAACGGTAGTTAATTCTTAAGAACTTTGTTTCATAACGTTAAGGGGGTGGCAACACCCCTTTTTTTATGCACAAAAACACGGATTAGGAGTTATAATAATATGATAGTAGTTAACGAATCCAACACTTCGCAAAGTTTTAAGTTTATTCCGCGCTACGGAACTCCTGTAACGTTGGAGTTAACGGGCGAAAACACGAATACAACTCAAGTAGTTTCGGGTACGTTTACCGCAGGGGATTACGTTTATAACTTTAGCGGAATTTTACCCACGGAAGAAAACCAATTTTATTGGGTTGTAATTAAAGACGGAAGCGGAAATCTACTATTAAAAGAGCGTATGTTTTGCACTAACCAACCGATTAACACTTTCTCGGTTAATGACGGTCAATACATAAGTAATACAACAACTAACGACTTTATAATGTATGAGTAATAACGTCCACGTTTTACAATTAGCGGAATACCAACAACCCGTACTTCAGGAAAACTCGCGAGACGCGTGGGTAGGTTGGGGAGAAAATAACGATTACTTTGATTACCTAATTGATAGGTATACAAATTCAACGACAAATGGCGCGATTATAAACAACGTTTCACGTTTGATATACGGAAAAGGTTTAAGCGCCTTAGACGCTTCGCGTAAGCCTAACGAGTACGCGCAAATGATGACTTTATTTAGTAAAGATTGCGTTCGTAAAATGGTATTCGACCGTAAGTTATTCGGTCAATTTGCTATACAAGTACACTACAACGAAAAGCACGATAAAATTCTAAAGGCTTACCATATACCCGTGAATCTTTTACGCGCTGAAAAATGTAACGACAAAGGCGAAATAACGGGGTATTATTACTCGGATAATTGGAAGGAAGTACGTAAGTTCCCGCCTATGAGAATTTCCGCGTTTGGACACTCAAAGGAAAAAATCGAAATAATGTTCGTTAAACCTTACGGGGTTGGAATGAAGTATTATGCTTACCCCGACTACCAAGGCGCACTACCTTATGCAGTTTTAGAAGAAGAAGTAAGCGACTATTTAATTAACGAAGTACAAAACGGCTTTTCAGGAACGAAAGTAGTTAACTTTAACAACGGAGTTCCAAGCGAAGAACAACAAGACTTAATTTCTCAAAAGGTATTAAGCAAGTTAACTGGTTCTAAAGGTCAAAAAGTTATCGTTGCGTTTAATTCAAACGTAGAATCAAAAACCACCGTTGAGGATATACCATTAAATGACGCGCCCGACCATTACACGTATTTATCGGACGAATGTTTACGAAAAATAATGTTAGGCCACAACGTTACAAGTCCTTTGCTATTTGGTATTGCTTCAACTAACGGGTTCTCAAGCAACGCAGACGAATTACAAAATTCGTTTATCTTGTTTAACAATATGATTATTAAGCCATTTCAGGACGAAATACTTGAAGCGTTTGATAGGATATTAGCGTTTAACGGAATAGCGTTAAAATTATTCTTTAGAACATTAAAACCGCTTGAATTTACCGATTTAGAAAACGCAACAACCGAAGAACAAGTAACCGAGGAAACGGGCGCAGACGCAACGGAATTAAAGTCGCAAAGTGTAGAAGAACAAATAGCTTTAGCGTTACAAGAATTCGGCGAACAACCCCAAGAAGATTGGCTATTAATAGACGAAGCACCCGTAGACTACGACACGGACGAAGAAGAAAATAACGCACTTAAAGGCGAAAAATCTTTGTTCAGTCGTTTGGTTGAATTAGTAAACACGGGAATGGCTTTTCCTAACGCAAAGTCCGAGCAAGATGAAGTAATAGACGGGGTTAAGTTTATTACTAGATATGTTTACGAAGGCGAAGACGGCGGTAAAAGTGGTAAAATGCGTCCCTTTTGTAAGTTAATGAAAAGCGCTAAAAAGATTTATCGTAAAGAAGACATTTTACGAATGAGTAAAAGCGTAGTTAACGGATTCTATACCAACGCAGAAGGAAGAACAATCGGTTTCGGTAAGGGCGGAAATTTAACTTACGATATTTGGTTGTACAAGGGTGGTCCAAATTGCCACCACCGTTGGAATAAACAAGTTTACGCGCAATTCGATTCACGCTTCGGAATAGACGTTAATAGTCCAAACGCAAAACAAATAGCCGTACGAAAAGCGGAGAAATTTGGTTACAAAATTAAAAACAATGCACTTGTTTCGACACGTCCAATAGATATGCCGAACCGAGGATTCATAAACGAAAGATAATGGCAGAAGCATTATTAATTACAAGAGACGATTTAGTTCGCTTTACCGCTACCAACGGGAATATGGATACGGACACTTTTATTCAATGGATTAAAGTGGCTCAAGATATACACATTCAACAATACACGGGAACGCAATTACTAGACAAAATAAAAACGGATATAGTAAATAATACCTTAGCGAATCCGTATCTTGACCTTGTGGAAACCTACTTAAAGCCTATGTTGATTCACTGGGCAATGGTGGAGTTTTTACCTTTTCAGGCTTATACAATCGCAAATAAAGGAATCTTTAAGCACTCAAGCGAAAACGCTTCTAACGTAGATAAAAACGAAGTAGACTTTTTAATAGAAAAGCAACGTTATTTAGCGCAAAACTACACCGAGCGGTTTATTCAATATATGGCTTTTAGTGGTAATACGTTTCCTGAATACTACACTAATAGTAATTCGGATATTTACCCTAACTCGGATTCAAATTATATGGGATGGGTAATATAAAAAAACCATACACGCCAAAAAAGGCAAACGTAATTAAACTAAAAAAACTTCTAATCAAATTAGAAAATGATAAAAATAAGTGAACTAACCCCAAAGGGTGCAAATTTACAAAATAGCGACTTGCTCGAAGTTTCGGTAACTACCGCAGACGGCTACGAATCTAAGTCCATAACAGGCGAAGAAATTATTAATGCTATTCCCGTTCCAAGTGTAAACCCAAGAACACTTGCAAGTGTTAACGGTCCAAATTTAACGGGAACGACTAACCAAATAAGCGCTTCGGTGTTGATTCCTTCGGGAACTTTGGTCGCGAATAATACAATTTACATTAAAAATTTACTAACGAAAACCGCAGGTTCAACGGCTTCAACCGCTCGAATTTATATCAACACTTCAAATAGTTTAACGGGTGCAACACAAATAGCAACCGCGGCTTCTATGACTTCTACTAATTACCACCAACGATTCGAACGAAACATTTTCTTTGACGGAACAAATTTGAATATATACAGCCCAAGCAACGGAATAGCTAACGATTTAACAGTGGGGGTAATATCTCTTTATTCGTTTAACCCTGCGGTTAATCACTACTTAATTTTTGCAGTTCAAAATTCAACAACGACACCCGACAATCAAGGGCACAAACGCGTAATAGTACAAATTTATGATTAATCTAACTACCATTAAAGACGGGTTCGTAATGAACGAACTCGAATATATTTTCGAAGGCGAAGCGGAAATTTTAAGCGAAACTCAAGCGCACGTTCCAACGGACAAAGGAATAATTTTTTGCGATACTTCGATGAGCGTAAACGAAAACACGTACGACAATATAAACGACTTTTTAACCGCTTTGTATGCTTAACCACTTACGCGGACTTTCATTACTTTATTACATACTATCTTACACGGGTGTTTTGGTAGCCTTATTTGAAGCGCCTTATATTTTTTACAAACTATTTGCATTAGGCTATGGGGTGTTTATGACATTCCAACTTTTGAACTATTACTACAATGAAAACTAAACTACTTTTATTTTTAATTTCGCTACTTTCAATTCTTGCGCCAGTTAAAGGAATGGTATTAATTACAATTCTTTTTATATGGGTTGATTTATGCGCAGGGATATGGCGAAGTAAAATGTTAAAGTTACCTTTACGTTCACGTGGGTTTGCTCGGACTATTTCAAAGACCTTGCTTTATGCGGGTTCGATTGTTTGCGTTTTCTTCCTTGAGAAATACGTTCTCGAGGATTTAATCGGATTGTTTGTAAAAGTTGATTTAGTGTTGACCAAGGCTTTTACGTTTTATTGCGTTTTCACGGAGTTAAAAAGTATTAATGAAAGTTACTTCGATGTAACAAAAAAAGACGTTCTAAAATCATTTAAGGAGTTCATAACGGCAAAGAAACAAGAATGGGATGAGTTCAAATAAACTAGATATTCAAAAGATAGTCCAACACCGACTAAAAAAAGGTCAATTCTTCGAAGAAGCAAGCGACAAAACGCAAATATATTTACACCATACCGCAGGGAATGGAAACGCGGAAGGAGTTGCACGTTTTTGGAATAGTAACGAATCGCAAATAGCCACCGCGTTTGTAATAGGAGAAAACGGAACGATAGTACAATGTTTTAGTTCAAAGCATTGGGGTTGGCACTTGGGTATTGATTCCGAAGACTTTTCGCGTATGGGTTCGAAATATAAGAACCTGAATAAATTAAGTGTAGGTATTGAAGTTTGTAATTGGGGAATGCTCAAAGAAAAAAACGGCAAATTTTATAATTACGTTGGTGGTGTTGTTAATCCGTCTTACGTTACCACGTTGGAAGAACCTTACAAGGGTTACAAGCACTGGTACAAATACACGGACGCACAAATAGAATCAACGCGCCAACTTGTAGAATACCTTTGCGAAACGTACGGAATCCCGAACACCTATCGTAAAGAAATTTGGAGTTTAGATAAAGCAGCCTTTGACGGAGAAAAAGGAATCTTTACGCATAACTCCGTAAGAAAAGACAAAGCGGATATTTACCCGTGTCCGAGAATGATTAAAATGCTTCAAAGTTTATGAAATACCTAATAGTCATTTTAAGCGTTTTAACGCTACTTTCGTGTTCAAGTGAACGCAAAGCACAATACCACTACAAAAAGGCGCTTAAACACGGCTTAAAGGTGGTTAACGATAGCGACACGATACGAATAACTACTTTAGATTCTTTTCCTGTAATAAAAAACGATACGATAATTTGGGAAAAGTTTATAACTACTAAAGACACAATAGTAAATTTTAAGAACGTTTACGTGCCTAAAACACGTTGGCAAACACGAATAGAATACAAAGAACGAGTTAAGACCTTGCGAATAGAAGGTAAAACAAAATGGAAGACCGCGAAGGCCGTTCAAGTTGTTAAATATCGAACTTCGTGGTGGTTAGTTTTGATTGCGTTTGTACTCGGATTCGTTCTTAGATTTATCTTGAATTCTACATTTATTTCACGGGTTCGACTTTTCTTCCGATATTTCGGGCAAATTTAACGTTATGAATTTAATTAAACACGGACGAAACGTCCACGAACTGCAACTTGACGGTAAGCAAGTTCACGTAGCTATGCTTAGCGACTTACATTGGGATAACCCTAAATGCGATAGGCAACTACTCAAAAAACACTTAGACTTTTGTAAAGAAAATAATATACCCGTAATTATAAATGGGGATTTCTTTTGCCTTATGCAGGGACGCGGGGATAATCGACGCAACAAATCGGACATTAGACAAGAACACAACAACGCGCGTTATTTAGATTCGATTGTTGAAACGGCTTCGGAATGGTTTAAGCCTTACGCAGACGTTATTAAGGTAATAGGATACGGAAACCACGAAACGGGAGTAATTAAATATCAAGAAACGGACTTACTCCAAAGATTCGTAGACCTACTAAACTATAAATGTGGCTCAAGCGTTCAAACTGGCGGTTATGGCGGATGGGTAATTATTCGACAAATGTTCCACGGGAACGCTCAAATAACAACTAAGGTTAAGTATTACCACGGAAGTGGCGGTGGTGGAGTAGTTACCAAAGGCGCATTAAACCTTACGCGAGCGCTTGAAATGTACGAAGACTTTGACGTGTTTACAATGGGACACATACACGAAAATAGTTCGCGTAACGATGTTAGGGAAACAATTAAGCACAACGCGAAAACGGGTTACTCAATTAAACAAAAGCAACTACACTTAATGTTAACTGGAACTTACAAAGAAGAATACGGCGAAGGCGCATACGGTTGGCACGTTGAACGTGGCGCACCACCTAAGCCACTAGGCGGACGAATTCTTAAAATCGAATGCAAAGAAGTTGATAAGTTGATAGTAAAGAATATCGATAGTTTCAAATTTCCGTTGTAAGTTTGCGTATAGCGTTTTTAATTAGGGGGTAGCAATACCCCTTTTTTAGTTTATAGGCTTATTTTATTAGGCTTTCCGTAAGTTTATACACTTGATTTGTTAAAAAGTGAAAAAAAATTGTTAAAATGTTTTGCAGATTGAAACCTTTACTTTATATTTGCGTATGATTATTAACGAACAAAAACAAAACGCTATGAAAAATTTTAGAATTGAATTTCAAGACAAAGACGGTAACGAGTTATTTATTAAGGTAATTGAAGAAACTCATTTATCCTATGCAATGATTTACGCCCGTAATTATTTAGGTACGACAACGTGGGGAGACGCAGTTAATTATTTAATAACCGAATTAAACTAAAAGCTATGAAAACAGTAAACGATTTAATTTTACACATTGTACTGAAGTACGAACAAGAGTTAAAAGAAAACTACGAAGAATTCCGCGACGCATTCGGACACACGGACGAAGCAACGAAAAACGCTTGGAGGGAATGGAACACAATGCAAGAATTATTAACCCGCTTAAACTTGAACGATGAAACGATTTAGAGAATTTTATAACGAGTTAGATAACGAAGCAAAATTATTGCTTATCGCGATACGCGATTTTACACTACTATTTGGAACGCTTTTTATTTCACTTTTATTAATTGCTTATTTTATAATCTTATGAAAATAGAAACTCACTACCCGTTAGCGTACTTTTACGCGGATACCTTTGAAGGAGAATGTACGTTCGAATTATCCGTAGACGAAGACAACGACTTAATAGTAACAATTTGCACGGCCGTGGCTTACCGCTCGGACTTGGAAATAGAATTAGAACATTTACTAACCGAGTACGACTTGCAGTTAATCGCAACGGAAATTTACGACGATTTATTAAACTCGGATTTACACGAAGAAATTACTCAGGCAGATTATAACACTAAATTACAAAACGCTTATGACAACGGAAAGAACTCAAGAAGGGACTATTGATTTAATCGACCAAATAAGGTGGTGGACAAGTGGCGGTGGCTACATACATAAAAACGGACACTTTGATTTTAACCACTATTGTAACATTATAAAAATAAAAAATGAAAGAATACGCTATAACACATTGGTTTCAGGAAACCCCGAAATCCAAACGCAAACAACGAACAACGATAGTACAAGCCTACGACACTAACCACGCTATATTAGTTTTGGATATTTGGAAACCTTTAATAATTAAAATTACAACGCTATGACATCGAAAGAAAAAGCACAAGAATTATTTAACAAGTTCGCAGATATAGAACACCTAGGAGTTCAAGGAAATTATAACGGTACTTGGGAATGGAGTTCGTCTTTATGGAGGCAACAAGCTAAAGAAGCCGCATTAATAGCAGTGGATGAAATACAAAAAGTACTTTATTCACAAAAAACAACGTTAAGTATTACTTCATATAGAACAATAGAAGATTTTAATCACGATATTCGCTATAATGATTCTTTAAGACACGAAGCGATATTTTATTTTGATTTTGTTAAACAAGAAATAAATCAATTATAATGCAACTTAAAAATAAATTTACAACGCTAATCG